CTCGCAGGAACGGGAATTATCGCTGGCTGAATTATCCTGGTGGGCGGTCCGCAATCAGGTGGCGGACGTGCTACCGGAAGCGGTATTACGTCGTTCGCTGGGGTTGCGTGCGGAAAAAATCCGCTCAATGTACCGTGAAAGCGACATCGTACCGGGAGAGCAGACCGCCACCAGCATACTGAAGCAGCGCACAAAAAATCTTGCGCCGCTGCCTCACGCCCACCAGCAAAACCCGCCACAGGAAAAGACGGTGGTCAGCATTGCCGTTGATCCGGAGTCACCGGCTCAGTATCTCCAGCGCCAGAAATCACAACGGGAAGAGATGCCTGTATACACGCGTTGGGTAAAAACGCAGAAATGCATGACGTGTGGCAATCAGGCAGATGATCCGCATCACATCATTGGTCATGGACTGGGAGGGATGGGAACAAAGGCTGATGATTTGTTTGTTATTCCGCTGTGCCGTAAATGCCATAGCGAACTACACGCCGGGGTAAAAGATTTTGAAGAAAAACACGGCAGCCAGCTGTTGTTGCTGATTCGTTTTTTAATGCACGCGAGAAATTCGGGTGTTCTGAAGTGGAAAGCATAAATGACTGAACGCATAGAATTTGTTTTGCCTTACCCGCCAACGGTGAACACTTACTGGCGACGTCGTGGCAGCACATATTTTGTATCAAAAGTCGGTGAGCGTTATCGCCGTGATGTGGCGCTTATTGTTCGCCAGCAGCAACTGAAATTAAACCTGTCCGGAAGGCCGGCAATAGAAATTATTGCAGAGCCACCGGATAAGCGCCGTCGTGACCTGGACAATATCCTGAAGGCACCACTGGATGCACTGACGCATGCGGGGCTGCTCATAGACGACGAGCAGTTTGATGAAATTAATATTGTGCGCGGTCAGCTTGTTCCTGGTGGGCGGTTGGGGATAAAAATCACAGAACTGGAGTACGCATGAATAACCAGTATTTACAGTTTGTTCGTGAGCAGCTCATTATCGCCACCGCCGATTTGAGTGGGGCAACAAAAGGTCAGCTTGAAGCCTGGCAGGAGAATGCCATGTTTGATACAGGGCGTTACAGACGTAAAAAAATCCGGTACCGCGATAAGGTCACTGGAAAAATGGTAACGCTGGATAATCCACCGATCCCGGGAAAGCAATCGCTGGCGAAAGGTTCATCAATTGCCCTAGTCAGTCCGGTTGAGTTTTCGACATCATCATGGCGACGCGCCGTTCTGTCTCTTGAAGAGCATCAGAAGGCGTGGGTACTGTGGGTATACAGTGAAAATCCGAGTTGGGATTATCAGGTGGTCATTGCGAAATGGGCGTGGGATAAGTTTCAGGTGCATTTTGGCACCAGAAAAATTACAGGGAAAACGCTTGAGCGTCTGAAGAAATTAATCTGGCTGGCGGCGCAGGATGTCAGGGGGAGGATTACTGGGTGTGACGTCTACCAGCGACAGGAACTTGCCAGACTGTGTGGAGTTAAGTCAGACAACTGGAGCCACAATTATGCGCACTACTGGCGTGATATGTGCGACATTTTTAAGAACCTCGACAACGAATCTTTGATTTATACCATGAAAACAAGATCGCAACAAAAAGCGACCTTTTCGCGGCGGGTTATTGCAAAAGTCAATTAAATCGCGTACATTTCGTGTAAATCTGATATTTTGCTGATTTTGTACACGATGGCAAACTAAACAAAGCCTGCTGCTGAGCGGGCTATCTTTTGTCGTAAGTTGAGCGAAAGACCATCGATTTTACCTTGCTAAAACTATTCTGCTATTGCCGAGTTACCCTTTAGGTAATACACTCATCTTATAAAAGAAAGTGGTTGTTAGCCACATAGGTTAGGATGTGCGCATACTTTGTTTGTGTGCTTTTTGTGTTTTATCTGTTAACGGAGGGGAGCATGCCGAAATATCTAACACTTGCCGCTCGCGCGATCCTCTCACCTGAGAAGATCATCAAAAAAATTGCAGATATAGCTTCCATGTGTGATGGAAAAGAAGCTAAGCATGAAAGTGACAAGTTTTTCATTGATAGTAATGGTTCGATGGTTTTGAATCGCAACAACGCTGATGTGCAAAAGGCTTTCGCAGCCAATATTAAGGGATTGAGTACTAAGAAGAAGGGTTAGTCTTCTATGTGGGCTGCGCTGATTGTTATTGTTTTAGTTTGTGGTTATCACTATACCAACTGCCATTTGCCGTCACGATACCGTCAAAGCAAAGCGATCGGTTGGAATGCATACTTTGATGTTGCACTGAAAGGTGGTGAGTTTCTCATAAGTGGTATTCTTATCGCTGCCTTATTGGTTGTTGTTCTGTACGCTGGAATGTCACTTTGGAACATTCCAGCGTACTTGTTTGGTTGGTACGCTCCCTTTACTTTCGCCCATGACTTTCTCAAAATGCGAGTGTTTGGGTTGAGCATGTTCCCTGCTATGTCGATAGCTTTCACTATTATTGTAAGTATCGGGAAGGCATCAGAGGCAACCAAAAACCATAAAGACCCACAAAAGCGCAAGGCTATTTTTGAAGAAATTGCGGCTCATAGTGCCGTGGAAAATATCCTTCTTGAATCAGTTGAGCGTGGATTGTTATTGTTGGTTACACTGAAGTCTCGCAAGGTCTATGTGGGGATGATTGATGAGGCACGTTTCAATCAGTTAGATACTAACACATTGGTGCTAATCCCTTTTATGTCCGGGTACAGAGATAAAGATACTCTGACTTTTTGTGTTGAGCATAATTATGTGGACTACTACCTTAGTCAGGGTATCACATTAACTTCTGAGCCATTGTCAGTTTATCAGTTTAGGCATGTGTTGCCCTTCGATCAGATCGAATCTTTTTCGCTGTTTAATGTTGAAACATTCGAGACTTTCAAGGCAGGTATTGAAGGGAAGAAGGCCACTGAAGTACAGAATCAAACAAGTTAAGGTTGTTACCTCATTAATTAAACCCGCCATTGAGCGGGTTTTTTGATGCCCGAAGTGCGGTACATTAAACGCGCTGGTAGTTATTAATATCGGTCTTTCAGCTTGCTGGCTTTTTCGACAAGAGTTATTGGTATGTCACGTTAACCAGAAAAGGGAAAAGGCATGCTAAAACAGCAGGATATGACCGAAACTGCCAGAGTGGTGTTTAATGAATTAAGCGTCACCGAACCGGCGACCGTCGGGGAAATTGCGCAGAATACTTACCTTTCACGCGAACGTTGCCAGTTAATACTGACCCAGCTTGTTATGGCGGGTCTGGCAGATTATCAGTTCGGTTGTTACAGACGCCTTCCTCAGTGAAGGCTTTTTTATTTGTGGTAATGGGCGGCTGGTGGGTGTTAGCGGCACCTGCCAGCCATCTGCTCATGCGTTGGGGTCACAAGCAAACCTCAGGCCCATCTGCTTTGCGCAAAAGCGGTATGAGCCTATCAGAGAAGTGCTTATTGATCTATGGCTAATACTGTAAAAATATCCAGTTGTGAGTTAATCAACGCTGATTGCCTGGAATTTATCCAGACCTTACCGGAAAACTCTGTCGATCTTATAGTCACAGACCCGCCATACTTTAAAGTGAAACCCGAGGGCTGGGATAACCAGTGGAAGGGCGACGATGATTACCTGAAGTGGCTGGACCAGTGTCTGGCGCAGTTCTGGCGGGTGCTGAAACCTGTCGGAAGTCTTTACCTGTTCTGTGGTCATCGCCTGGCATCTGATATCGAAATCATGATGCGTGAACGCTTCAGTGTGCTGAACCATATTATCTGGGCGAAGCCGTCCGGACGCTGGAACGGATGCAACAAGGAAAGCCTGCGGGCGTATTTCCCCGCCACAGAGCGCATTCTGTTCGCGGAACATTATCAGGGGCCGTATCGTCCGAAAGATGCCGGGTATGCGGCGAAGGGCAGTGCACTGAAACAGCATGTGATGGCCCCGCTGATTTCTTACTTTCGTGATGCGCGCGCGGCCCTGGGGATAACGGCAAAACAGATTGCAGATGCCACAGGAAAGAAAAACATGGTGTCGCACTGGTTCAGTGCCAGTCAGTGGCAGCTACCGAACGAAAGCGATTATCTGAAATTACAGTCGCTGTTTGCCCGGGTGGCAGAAGAGAAACATCAGCGCGGTGAACTGGAAAAGCCCCACCACCAGCTGGTGGATACGTATACGTCACTGAACCGGCAGTATGTGGAGCTGCAGAGTGAATATAAGCATCTGCGGCGGTATTTTGGTGTGACGGCGCAGGTGCCGTACACGGATGTGTGGACACATAAACCGGTGCAGTTCTATCCCGGGAAACATCCGTGCGAAAAACCGGCAGAAATGCTGCAGCAGATAATCAGCGCAAGTAGCCGTCCTGGTGATCTGGTTGCGGATTTTTTCATGGGGTCGGGTTCAACGGTAAAAGCGGCGATGGCACTGGGGCGTCGTGCGATTGGTGTTGAGCTGGAGACCGGACGTTTTGAGCAGACAGTCAGGGAAGTTCAGGATTTAATCGTTTGAAACGGATGAGATTGCAGAATTAATTACGCACCATTATTATTCTGCTCCCGGCCCTTTAGCTCAGTGGTGAGAGCGAGCGACTCATAATCGCCAGGTCGCTGGTTCAAATCCAGCAAGGGCCACCATCACATACCGCCATTAGCTCATCAGGAAAGAGCGCCAGCCTTCGAAGCTGGTTGCGCGGAGTTCGGGTCCCCGAAGGCGGTCCATTATCTGTATCCTGCGTTGTTAGCTCAGCCGGACAGAGCAATTGCCTTCTAAGCAATCGGTCACTGGTTCGAATCCAGTACAACGCGCCACACTTATTTTCCCTGGCTCGCTTTTGCGGGCTTTTTTTAAATGTCTCACAATTCAGGCGGTTGACTGTTGTCTGGTTTGCGGGGAGTTTGTTAAAAGAAACTGGCATGGTGAATCCCCCTGTGCGGAGGGGCAATCAGCGAGTAGGTATATGGGATAATCGCGGATTCAGGTGCTGGTACTGAATTCACCGGGAGGCACCCGGCACCATGCAATGGCACATAGCGCCACTCTCCAGCCCCTCTCCGGAGGGGCTTTCTTATGGACAAAAAAAGCCCGCGCAGGGAGACGCGGGCGGCAAGGAATAAACAACAAAACGTGAAGTAATATTTCAGCTGGCGAATAATATCCGACAGTAATCACTCTGCGCAATAGCGCGGCCTTTTTCGTATTGCGGGCTGTTGTCTATCTTCTGCCATTGTCCTGTAACTTCCGGACTTCAGCCCGCTCCTCATTTTACTCACAATATTATCCAGGCCGGGAGGATTCATGGCATTTAAACACTATGACGTGGTCAGG